AGTTTAGTTTGTCTTGGTTTTTAACTAATTTAGAAAGATCTTGTACAGATAGTCCCATTGCATCAGCTAATGCCTTTCTTTGAACAACGTTCATTTTATTGAACTCTGCTTGACCACCAAGATTTTTTAACATTTCTTTGGTAGCTCCTAATATATCTCCTTCTAATGCTGCTTCTCGTGCTTTATCTAAATTTATTTCTTTACCCAATAACACAGAAGCTTCCATTTGTTTGTTGATACTGGTTTCAAAGTTTAATAACCCAGCAGACATTGTTACTAATGATGACATTTCAACTCCTAGTTTATGAGCTGCAACTGAAACAACTGCCATATCTTTACCACTATTTTTAGTGTTAAGTGCAATAGCTTCTGCATTTGATGCCATATCTTTCAATACTTTACCAGGTGCAACGTTAGCTGCTTTTGCTAGACTACCAGCAAACTTCATTGTATTGGTTGCTGATTCTGCGGTTGCTCCTGGCATGTTCATTAACTGACCTTGTAGCTTTCCAGCTTCTGCAGCCGATACTCCTAATGTTGTTGCAAGTTTACCAACTTCAACTACTGTGTCAGTTGTAATGCCATTCATGTTGCCCATGGAATCTGACATACCTATCATTATTTCCTGGTTTTCTTTCATGCTTGCTCCACTCAAACTAAACATAGCTCCTGCGGCAATACCAGTTTGATTGAAAGCTTGAGTTACTGTTAGACCTTGTTTTCTAAACCCTTCAAAAACCTCACTAAATTCTTTAGCTTTTTTTGTAGCTTCATTTAACAAAAGTCCTTTTACAAAGACTTTTTGAAATTCTTTATCATAAAGAATTGCTCTTATTTTAGCACCAAGTAATCCATACTCGCCTCTCAGTTTTTCAGTTTCTTTTCGTATGTTTAACTGGTATGAAGCAAGACTCTCTATTAATTCTAATTGCTTGTCTAGCTGATCTTTTGCTTCTTGTCTAAGTTTAAGTTCTTTTGCCAAAGCTACTACCTTCTCATCATTTAGGTTGTTTTCTTTGTTTTGAATCATAAAAGTAGCTAATGTTTGAGCATACTCGTCTCGCAATCCTGTGCCTATCATAGCTTGCTTTAACACAATATCACTCATTACTTGTGTTTCTTCTCTTAGCAAATTTGCAAAATCTCCTTTTATTTTTACATTGTTTGTTAGATTTTCGTTAAACGCTTTTGATGATCTAAGTGTCCTTATGAATATATCATCAACTTGCGTAAACAGCTGTTTAACTGTATGTAAATCTTTTACTTCCTCACTAAGAGACTCTGATGCATTTTTCATGTTCTTGGCATAAGCTGCACTAAGATCCACTAATGCTCTTTTTTGCGCAACCGTTTGTGTAGTTGCCTGTAGTTGTTTTTGTTGGTCAGCAGTGAGACCACGCATAGACTTTTCAAAAGCTCTTTGTTCTTCAGGAGATAGTTGATTAGGATCTGTTGCCATAAGTATTATCTACGGTATCTTTGTGTAGCTAGTGCTTTTAAAAATCTGGTATCACGTTGCATTAAGTCACTTACACGATCTTCTAAATCACTTTGACTTATCTTTAGATCTTTTGCTAAAGACATTATTTTTGGATCTTTAAAAATATCAGATTGTCTAATATCTTTATAGTTGTTAAGTACGCTGTATATTATGTTGTCTGATACACCACTAGCCCAAGAAAACAATCCTTCTTTAAGTTTTTCTTCTTCTAGCAACTCTTGATGTACTTCACGTATAATTTTATGTATATCTGATTTTTTCATTGTGCAATACTTTATATATAAATAGTTTATAAAATAGAAAAGCCAGTAATTAACTGGCTCTCTTTGTGTTTATCTTCGTCCTGAATTAGCCTTATCGTAGGCACTTTTTTCAGCATTGTTTTCGTCTTTCTTAATTTTTGATAACTTGAGGTAATAATATCTTCTGAGATACACCGGTAAGTTATACAATTCTGTCCATGACCAACCCATTTTTCCATAATACATAAGGTCAAATATTTGATCGTACAGGACGGGCCTATAATCAGACCCCAGGCCAAAAAAACGACACTCCAATGGGCAAGGCCATGTTTTCTTGCTCATGTTCGCAATTAGGACAACTAAATGCAAAGGTTGTGTCAACGTCTGGTGTGTTGTTTTTTACATGCATGCGTAGTGCAAACGAATCTCTTGATAGCATTGTATCTACTGTTTTATTGATAGTTCCAACAGAAGTATCACCATCAACTGCTATAATTATGTTTTTTAATCGAGTTGTTAAGTCTGCATCAGATCCAAGAATCTTAGTTAGCTTTTTAGCTGCTTTAGAATCATCTTCAATCTTTTTTTCATCTCCGTGAGTTAAAAACTTAAGTGTTAATTCTTTTTTACTAAGTGGTAATGTAAACTTATGATTACATTCACCTTTTGTGTATTTAGTCCAATCAACTTCTTTTTCACCAAACTCTTGTAAATCAATATTATGTTTAGATTTTGTACTGCATTTTGGACATTCAATTTCTACTTCATAATCTTTACCATAACCTAGAATACGAGCTGCAATAAAGATTGCGTTCTTATCTATGGTTAATAGATCATTATAATTAATCTTGGTAACAATTAGCGACTGTAATAACTTATCTATTACAACACCTTGCTTGATAAGGTTTTGTGATGCTAAAATATCTTCTTCTTTAGCAGTCATATACTTCATCTCAATCTTTCCAGTTGATAATGGATGTCCTTCTGGATAGAAGTATCCTCTACTAGGTAGGTCAATGATTTCAGTTGGAACATCCAATTTTTGGAATGTTTCCATTACTCCTGTGTTTGTTGATTCTGCTAAGAATTTAGCTTTGATTTCTTCGTCTGACATTTGACGATTACTTGGGTAATTGTCGTTTACAACTTTGCTCATAATATTAAAACTATTTAATGTGGTTTATTATAAATATACACAATATATAAAAGATATGCAACTATTGCACAAAAAAAACCATTTCTCGGTAGCGACACTTTGAAATGGTTTATATTTAGCCGTAGCTAGTAACGGTCCTAATCCGTTATGCTGTTAGTATTCTAATACTGCGTAATCGTAAGCTATAGTTAAGCTAATTTCAACTGCTGTCTCTGTAGCCCAATCCATATCACCAAAAGTTGCAGTCTTAATGTAAGCACCCCAAATCTTCCAGTTTTCAACTTTATCACCTACTGGTCCAAGTACAAAGATATCAAAATTCTTTTTATAGAAATCTGCATATCCATCTCTTCCAGTTACTGATTCGTGAGCTGTTCTAACCCACTCCATTACTGCTTGAGCTCCTGATGGAACAATTGGATCATATAATGTTAAAGTAACATCACTCCACTTACATTTACCTTTTAACTTACGTTGAATGTTGATATGTTCTAAAACTACCTCACCACACTCAATTGCTGGACGAGATACTTTTTTACAAATAAAAGATGGAATACCATCAATTTGTAATATAAACCTATTTTGTACTTTCGGTTCGAAAGGTGTGTAAAAGATTTGATTATTTTCTATTAAATTAGCCATGTTTGTTTTATATTAAATATTATGCGTTAGTAAAAGTTGCTCCAGTTGGTAAGATATTAAAGTCTAATATAATAAATTCTGCTGCTTTTGCTGGTTGTAAGTAGATTTGACCATACATGATGTTTCTATCAATTACATCTGGCGTATTGTTTGTTTCATCCATTATTACTCTGAAAGCATATAGACCTTGACGAGACTTTACTGTTTCTAGATATGGTGTTACAATATTTAAGAATCTTTGACGAGTTGTAGTTGTATTGTTTTCAAATACTAAATAACGACTTGAACTTGCAATAAACTTTTTTAATGTAATCATTAAACGTCTTACATTAATACGATCTAAAGCAGAAGGCTTAGCTTGTAATGTTTTTTGACCCCAAATACAAACTCCTTGATTTGGAAAAGTTGCAATTGCATTAATCTTATTTTCATATAAATCATTACGATTAGCTTGATTAAGTTTTAATTCAATATCAACTGCTTCACTAACACCTCCACGATTTAAACCTGCAGGTGCAAACCATTCGTATGCTACTGAGTCATTAAAAGCTA